TCGGACCGACCCCGTGGTTGTCGATGACGTAATAAATGTTATCGTCAAAGTAGTAGGCAATTTCGACACGGTCAGGAGATCCCACAATGTTTCCGACCATGATTTGCGGCAAGCCAATCCCCGCAGTCGTCCGATTGCCCCAAAACGACATCGTAAACGCCGAGAGACTGGAGACTGCCGCATGGGTCGGCGTAGACAGATATTTATTTGGACTGAACGAAACTGCTGCGCCTCCATCGATCTGTCCCGTGGTTGCCGTCGCTGAGTTATTAGTCGCGTTAAAACTACCAACGGAATCCGTCACAGATAGCGTCCCGCTTCCCGGTCCCAGATGGTAGACTGCAATGAAACCATTGCTCCACGTCGCCGTCGAACTCCCATCCGTCGAGATCCCGCTGTCCCCAAAGGCGAGGTAAAAGAGCGTGTCACTGCTCGCCGAGACCGTGGGAATCTTGACGTGCATCTCGACCGCGCCCGTCGTGGCCACATACGTCGAGGCCACCAGTTCATAAGTCAACGCAATCGTCAGGCCCGAATCTGAGAAGGGCCGAATGTCGTAGCCGCTGCTGTTCTGGACCTTCCCGCCATTAGCCACGGTCTTCAGATCCGCATCCGTGACCCAGATCGCCACAGGGAAATCCGTGGAATCCACGATCCCACACTGCGTGTGGTCAATCGTGACGGTCTTGTAGTAGGTGAAGGCCATGAACAGCAGGAGATGCAGCATGTCTAGCCGCCCGCAAGTGCGACCCAATCCGTCGAGAGCTGGGACTGCAGGGAGGCATCCGTGGCGTCCGTATTGATCACCGCCGCACCCGTCGCCGCCGAGAGCGTGAGATTAGAGCCGGTGACATTCGTGCGGGTGACGAGCCAGCCACTGATCTGTCCCGCATAGGCATCAAGATTCAGCAGGGCGGCTTGGGCATAGGCAATGCTCTTAGCCGAAGAGCCGCCATTGTTCAGCACCTGCCACGCGACCGTCGCCAGCGCGGACTTGACCCGCGCCTTGAACGTCGGAGACCCACTCAAGGCTTGCTGGAGCAGGGCATCAGTAATCGCCATTACGGAATCACCTCCACATAGGTCAGCACGCCACCCACCGGCACCCCGGCTGACAGATTAATATCCAGCGCCTCGCCGGCCACGGTCTCAAACCAGCCCCACTCATTCGGGCCGAGCACGAAGCCGGTATTCGCAATCTCATAGAACAGGCCAGAGACATCACCCGTCGTATGGGATTGAAACTTCACATTGACGATGCCGCTCGAAGTCAGGGCAAAGGCTAAGACGGAAATCTTCTTGCCAGCGACAGCCGCCACCTGCGTCGTCGCCCCGCCCGCGCTCGCGGAGACGACCGCGTGCTTCACCTCCGACTGATTCGACTGCAGCCGGAAGGCACTGGACGTGACCTCGGCCACCCCACCGATGCGGGTGGTCATCCGCGCACAATGACGCGAGGATTCACCGCCGCGCCGATGCGCTCGTTGAGTTGCCCCTGGAGCCGCTCGAGGGCGACCCGGGCATCGCGGTATTCGGCCTGCGCCTCATCGACGTAGGCGCCGTGCTGTTGCTGCACCGCAGAGAGTTCAGCCTGTTTCTGCGCAATCGCCTCTGCGGCAGACGCCTGCACCGACTGCAGCGCCTCGGCCTTCTGCTCCGTGGTGTCAAACGCCTCGTCTAATTGATTGAGTAGTTCACTGGAACTGGATTTTGCCACGCGGTCACTCCTTACGAATCTGAGGCCAAGACCCACACATCCACCGCGCCGCTCGTCACCGCGGTCGCAATCCGCACCCGCACGGCGGCATAGACGCCGGAAATCGAAATGCTCGTAATCTTGTCAATCGCGGACCAGTTGGCTGTGGCGAGGTTCGCCCACGTCCCGGTATAGCTGGGACTGTGCGCCGTCTCCACCACCACTGAGCCGGCGCCAGAGGTATGGTTCCAGACCACGTAAAACGTGGACTCCACATAGCGCCCAATGTAATCATCCGGCAGCACCGCGACCGCATCCTGCGTCGTGACGGCCTGCATGATTTTCTGGAGTGGGACGAACAACACAGCCATCAGGACTCCTACGCAATCTGGCCGTTCAGCCAGTTGAAATCTGCGGTCTTCCCACCGGTCCCCGGCGTCATACCGGGATCCTTCGTGCGCAGCCGCGGAATCTCCACGTTGTTGTCGAAGATCACCGCCCGCGCCTTGCTCGCATCGTTGATCAGCGTCACATCTGGCGGCCGGCCAAAGGGCCGAGCCCCCTTCTCCGCCAGCGAGAGCCGAATCGCGTCGTAGTAACCGGGCGGCAGTTCATAACTGCTCGTGGTCAACACGATGTCATCGAGCAGCACCCGCGTCATCAGTTGCACGTCATACGCCGTTGTCGGCACCGGCCAGAAGTAAATCTTCCCGTTCGGATAATCCGGCTGGTAATACAGCGAGGTCGGAATATCCGAGGTCAACTGCGGCACCGACTGATTGAGCCACCACACCGCATCACGAATCGTGATCTGCCCGTTGAAGTTCACCGTCGTCGCCGGCAGGATCAGATTCGCCCCGTCAATGTCCACCGGTCGTGCCGTGGTCGTAAACGTGCCTGTCGGCCCGATGGTATGCGGGAAGAGATTCGGCACGAGCGTATACGTATCAAACGCGGTCGCATACACGGCGCGTCGATCCGCATTCCAGGCGTTGAGCAACGCCCGCAGCAGATCCAGCCATTGGGCCAGATCCGCCGCGGACATCGTTTCGCCTTGGCCGAGGGTGCCGAGTTCAGTCGCCGCCGAGGCGGCGATGGCTCGAGACGTGACCAACATCTCAGGGGCCTGTCGGTCCCGTTGGGCCGGTCGATCCGGTCGGTCCCGTCACGCCGGTCGCTGGACCCGTTGGGCCCGTGCTGCCCGTCGGGCCGGTCACGCCCGTCGTCGGGCCGGTCGCACCGGTTGGACCCGTGCCGCCTGTTGGACCGGTGATACCACCCGCCCCGCTATAGAGTTCCGCAAAGTTGGCGTTGATGTCGGCAATGTTCTTGGACGTGAACACCCCGCCACCCAGGATCGTGATTCGACTCATGTCGTCTCCGTCTTCCGCGGTCGTCCGCGCTTCTTCGGTTCATCAGGCGCCGGCGGCTCCAGGATCAACTGGTAGGCCTCCGGCGCAGGCCAGTCTGGTGAGGGGGCGTCCAGGCCACCGGCCTGCAGCGCCGCCTCATACTCAGACGCAGTCTGCACGATGAGAAAGACCCCGCCACGCCAGTAGACGTGACGGGGAAACGTCTCCGACACTTAGGCGTTCGACGCCGCGATGGATCCCATCCCGATGACCTGGTAGGCATCCGAGGCGTCGCCGTTTTGCGTCACGCCCGTGACGATGATCACGAACCGCTTCGAGGCTTGCGCCACGATGGTCGCGACAGTGCTCTTGCTGTTGCCCTGCACCAACGTGCCACCCGTGCCGACCGCGATGGTCAGCGTGGTATCGCCCACGTTCACCACGTCCAGCTCGAACGAGGCCCCGACCGAGCAGCCTGGCAGCGCCGCATTGAGCAGCGTGGCCGTCGGCAAGGTCGCCGTCTGGGCGTCGTCGCAGTTCACGATGAGCACACCGCCGAGCACTTCCGCCGCGGTCAATGTGCGCGCCCCGCCGACGGTCGTCAGCGTCATCGCTGTGGCGACCCGCGTCGGGACGGGGATCATGCCCATCCGCGGTTCGCCGGTCAGCGGGGAGAAACCCGATCCGTAAGGCATTGTCATGTGATTCTCCTCTTAACCGCACGCAATCGCGACGGCGCAGTTGTCCGAATACAGCGACCCGAAGCCCATCAGGACATCGAACCGGTGGATCATCTTCGACTGAACAGGATCCCAGGCTTTGACGAACCGAATCGAAATCCCCGTCTCGGGATCCCGCTGCTGGCTCGACATCTCGACCGCCTTCGGCGTCTCGAGCTTGACCCCGACCAGCGCGAACGCATCGGGATGAATCGCCAGCCCGACCTTGCCCACTTTGCCGTTGGGGCTCGTGGTGCCCGGCCAGAGGACCAGCGCCGTGGTCGCGGTCGGCAGCGCGTTCACGTTCTGATACGGCGAACCCGGGCCGTAAATTGCTGGCGAGATGCTCAGCGTGGCCGAGGTGCCCGACGCCGTCACGTCCGCAAGGACCGTGACCTGCATCGTGGTCGCCGTGGTCGTCGTGCGGCGGGTCATCGGGTTGACGGCATAGAAGCCGGTGATCCCGATCTTGTCGCCCTTCTTGAACGTGTCGCCGTTGGTGCAGGTCACCGCAATCGTGGTATCCCCGCTGGCCATCGTGGTCGTGATGGTCACGGCGCCGGCCCAGGTGCCCGCGGTGTGGCTGTAGAGCGACATGCTCTCATACCACTTGAACCCGCTCAGGCGCCCGAGGGAGCCTTCCTTGAACAGCCGCGAGACTTCATCATCGGGCTGGAACAAGGACTGGATCGCCGGCGTCAGCGAGGTATTGACCGAGGGCGGAATGATAAAGCCCTTGTTGCCCGAGGGCGGGCAGGCTTTCTCAATCATGCGCTGCCGGGCCTGCATGGTGATCGTGGTCGAGGTCGGGTCCGTCCCGAGCACGCCGACGACGTTGTTGGCATGCTGATACGCAAACTGCGTGAACCGGCTGTCAATCTCCTGCGCGATGTAACTCATGCAGGGATCGAGCACCTGATCGCGGAGCTGCGCATCCGGGCGGGTGACTTCGAGGGCCTTCTGCACGTCGTCCCATTCGAGATCGACGCCGAAGACCTGATCGACGGTCACGGTCGTGTAAATGCGGGTGACGGCTTGCGGGTTATACCCCAGGCCGGTGCGAATCGTCGGCTGGAATGGACGCGGGACCCGGACGGTTTCCCCGACCGCGAAATCCCGTGTAAATTCCTTGTTGTAGTTCGTGTTGCCAAACTGCGCGACGGCCAACTTGTTCGTCAGCAGACGCAAGCCTTCCGTCGTCAGCCAGTCAACGACATTCCATGAATTGGTCGTCGGCATGATCGGTTACTCACCTTCGTCTCGCCGCCACATCTCGCGCATTTTGCGCGGCCTTGTAACGGCTGAAGTCCCCCGACGCCAACGCAGCATCGACATCATCCACCGGCGCCACGGCGCGGGTAGACAAGCCGTCCACGGGAGGCGGGGCACTTGTTCGCGACACAGGAGGAACCGACGACCCGAAGAGCACCGCGTCGAGTTTGCCGAGCTCGTAGACCGCCCGCCCCGGGGGCAGGCTCACGATCCGTTGAAACTCCTCGCGATGGGTGCCGAGATGATAGAGCAGCTTGGTCGGGGCCGAGGACCGCGCAATCGCATTCCCCATGACTTCCGTCGTGGGCGTCGAGGGCACATCCCGCGTGATCGGATTCACCTTCGACCAGTAGTCGGGATGATCCTGCACGAAGGCTTCCGCCTGACTCAAATACGCCTGCTTGACCTCTTCCGCCTCGTGCACCGCCGCCTGATGGGCCTGCTGCGCTCGATACGCGTCGGCCTTTTCGGCCGCCACCGCCAGCGTAAACTCGGCGGCATAGCGTTCGTAGCGGGTATCGGCTCCTGGCGGCTGCGCGGTTGCCCATGTATCGTAATCAGGAAGGCTCGCAGCGGGCGACGGGGCCGCCGGGATCACGTCTGGACGAGCGGCCGGGACGGGCGCCTGCACCTCTGCCCGTAACTGGGCGCGGGTCTTCAGCAATCCATCAATCTCGGCTTGCAGTTCCTGCTTTCGACTCTCGGCGTTCTTCTTCTTCGTCGGTTGGCCCGCTTCCGAGGCGGGCGCGGCTACAGCCTCCGTTGAGGCGACCTGTTCCACAGGTTCGGCGGGGGACGACTCCGCAACAGCGTCCTTGGGGGCGTCTCCGGTCTTGCGCCATTCCGCCACTTGGGCGCTGCTCATCTCCGAGAGATTCGGGAGGGCAGGGCCCGCAGGCGTCTCAGCGACCGCTGACGAGGCGGCGGGTTGGTCGTCGGCCATGCTGGTTACTTTCTATCCATGGGTGATGGTCACGCAGTATACACCGAAGCGGCTCATGCTGACGGCTCCGCAGGCTCCGGGGCCAGATCCGCCGCCTGCTGCCCTTGCTCGAGCGCATGCGCCTGCCCCTGCTGGGCCTGTTCGAGCGACTGCTGGTGCCCGACCTGGGCCTCTCGCAGTGCCTGCTCATGCTCTTGCTCGCTCAGCGCCTTCTCATGCGTCATTTGCGCCGTGGCATGGACTACGTCCTGCGCGTGCTGGAGATGCTCCAAGTGGAGGTCGAGTGCCTTCGCAGACCCCTGCTCGGCCGCATCCACGAACGTCCGCGCCTGCTCGGCGTCAATCTTGGCGCCGGCTATCGCAATCTGCGCCGTCTGCTGGATCCACGCGAGGCGTTCCTTGCCTTGCTGCTCGAGTTGCATCTGTTGGATCTTCTGCTGGCCTTCCAACTGCTGCTTCTGCATGTCGATCTGGCCCTTGGCCTGCGCTTCGGCCTGCTTCTCGGCCTGCTTCGACTCAATCGCCTGCTTCAGTTGCTGGTTCTCTTGCCCCAATTGCTGCATCTGGGCCTTGACCTGTGGCGGAATGCCGTCCTGGCCGTCCTGCTCCGCATACTCCGGGGGCGTCACAACCTTCGCGATCTCGTCGCCAATCTCGCCGAGGTTCTTCAGCTTCACCGCCATCCCCAGCACCGCCGCCGCCGCCTTCTGGCCCGCCACCGCCGCCACCATCTGGATATTGCTCACGAGCGTATCGGTAAACGCGGCGCCTTCCGCCCGCTGACTCTCAAACGCCGGTCCCTCGCTGATCGTGACGGTATGATCGCCCTCGACTGACGCCAGGTCGCCCTTGCGCTGCATCTGCGGGTTATTGATCCAGACCGTCTTCGCGTTGTCCTTCGCGTCCCGCACCCCGACCTCGCGAGGCGTGTCGTAGACCTTTGGGATCAGGTCCTCGACAATCACGGCGCCCTGGTGCAGCATCTCGTTGTAGTGGTCGAGGAAGTGAAACGACCCCTTCTGCTGCGAAGACTGAATCTGCTGCAGGGCAATGCCAGACTTCTGGTTCTGCTGCTGCGCCACCGTCGGCAACGGCGAGACCCCCATCGCCGCTTGAATCGCTCGTCTCGCGGACTCCGCGCCAATCTCCAGATTCTGGATGAACGGCTCATACGGGTTGCGAACGGGAAATTCGGGCGCTTGACCGGGCAGACCCTCCACGAACGTCTCAACCTCAATCACCGCAATCGGCTCATGCAGCGACTTGGTCAGATTCGCCAGTTGGTCCGGCTTCAGCGACCCCCGCCGCACGAAATAGGGGATCTTCGGGGTCATGCCGACCAGTTCCGCCTGACACGTCCGGTAGTAGCAGTAGAGCATGTAGGGATCCCGCGCTAAGCGGGTCATGCTCAGCATCTTCCGCTTGGGGCCTGACCCCTCATCGACGTAGATCACCATCCCAAAGCAGGACACAAACGGGATGTATTTCCCGGCCCACGCCTGCCGCTTCTGCGTGCCGGGTTTCTTCAGGATCTCGACGCCATTGGTCAAATACATGCAGACCGAGGGCACTGACTCCTCGCGCCGGTTGACCACTTTCACGCCGGCCGGCATGTCGCGCAGTTCGTCAGTGTAGAAGCCCCGGGTGCTCCCGTCGGGCATCTGCATCTGCACCAGTTCCTTCGTGACCGGTTCGACCTTCCAATACTCCGCGAGCATGATCCGCTCAGGCTTGATCCACGCCGGCGCCTGACTAATCACTTCGGGCGTGAAGTTGGTCACCTCAGCCTCTGGAAATTCCCGCTTGAACTCCTTGATGCTGCGTTCCTGCAAGTAGAACAGATACCGCTGGTCGCTCGAGGACGGCCGCAACGCATCGGGATCGCCGAGCACGAGGTCGGGGTTCTCGATGGATTCAATCCACAGGTCTTGCACGAACCCCTTCGGCATCCACTTGCTCGAGAAGCGCAGCCAGCCGTAGCTCTGATGGACGGCATTCTGAAAGGCCGTCGTATAGGCAATCTGCGCCTGCGAGCGATACTCAATCTCCCGCATCTTACCTTGGTAGAACTCGGAGGTCTTCGCGCTCGCCCCGTTTCCCGTCGGGTCAAACTTCGGGGCCCGGGGATTCGCCCGCACGTCATTGATCAGTTGATTGAAATACTGGTGGAGCTCGTCCAGCGACAGGCAGACCCGGCCCGCATCTTCCCTAGCCTTGCGATCCTTCGGATCCCACGGATCCCCGCCCACAAACTGCATGTCCCGCTTCGCCGCTTTGCGGATCGGCTCCCACTGATCGTTCGCGTAGGTGTAGCGGTCGCGGATCTCCTCAAGCAGGGCATCGTCGCCCTTCTTCTCGCGCTGCGGGGAGGGACTGCCGGGAGACTCAGCCATCAGGACTCCGTGACCCGCAGGCGTTCTGGCAACAGGGATTCAACCAGCCGGCGCTCCGCGTCCGTCAGTTCGACGTGCGCGACGTAGGCGTCGTATTCGGTGCGGGTCTTGAAATGCTGCGAGAACCGGGACAGGCGAGCCGTGAAGACCGTGCGCGGGAGCGTGCCGCCTTCAGGACTGCGTGGATTCAGTCGCGCCTCGCGCCCCATTACTTCGCTTTGTGCAGGAACTTGCCGAGATTACGATGCGGATGCTGCTGCGCCCGCCAGTCGTAGGCATACGATTCGTGGTTCGGGTCTGCTGCGGGTTTGGCGGCACGGGCCTTCTTGACGTGCTCAGGCTTGCCCTTCTCAGAGCCCACGGCGAAGTCATGCATCTGGTCGTGGGTCATGGAGGCCCGGATCTTCTCAGCCATCGGGAACGTGGCGCCGTGTTCCGCGGCTTGCATCAGGCGTTGCTGCGCTCGAGACTTGGCAGGCATGGCTACTCCGGGGAGATGTGGATCTGCCGCAGGAAGGTTTTATCGTCGCGGGTTAGATGAGGCTGACGAATGACATACGCTGAGCCGTCCCATGTGGCTGTGTTATCCTTCAGGGCGGTCTGCCAGAAGGTTAACTCGGCCTGCAGCCGAGCCGTGCGCTCAACCCGCGCCCGTTCTTCAGGACTGAGCATCATGGCCGCTAATCTCCACCGTGCCCACGCCCTCGACCGCTTCTCGCTTCACGCTGACGTGCTCCTCGAGCCGCACATACCGGCGCTCAAGGGCATCCGCCCGCTGCTCGAGTTGATCCACGCGGGCATAGAGCCGAGCGACCAAGGCATTCAGATCGTCACGCTCCGCGACCTGTAACTTGGCCGGCTGCCACGTATCCGTGGTCTTCAGTGCGTGGTAGGGGTCCACTGGCACGGCAGTATACACCTAACTCCAACTGACGCGGGGCCGATAGGGCGCTGGCGCAGGCATGGCGACCCGCACCGGCTGCGCGAACGTCAGGGCCAAGGCGTCCCCGTCGTCCGGACTATCGACCCCGCGCTTCTTCATGTTCTCTTTCGACTCGAGCAGGACCCGATCCTGTTTGTCATGGGTATAGCCGGGCCCGGTCAGATCCATCTCGAGCGCCGAGGTGCTGTCTATCGCACCCCGCGGCAGCCAGTCGCGCAGCTTCGACCACATATAGGCCCGCATGTTGGCGAGTTTCGGATCAGGCGACTCCCCGCCGAACTGCACGTCAATGACGTTGTCATAGCCGAGTTGCCGCAGCCGGTCCGCAATCGGGCCGCCGATGCTGCCGCCCGTGGCATCCACGAAGAGCTTCGCCACCTTCTGGCCGGAGTAGTCCCGGGTCAGGACATCCGCCGCCAGCGTGACCATCTTCATCGAGTCTCGAGCCTGCGCCCCTGGCACGCGGATCGGCGGAATGCTGCGAGCATCCGGGCCCCGACGAAATCGGATGACGCACTCATCGGATCCTCCACGAGCCAGGTCAAGACCCGCGAGGAGCGGCTCATCTGGCAAAGCGAGCACTTGCCGGGCCTGAGCGGCGGCAACCGTGGCGGTATCAATGAACTGCAGATCCGAAGCTGCCGGCGGCAGGCCGAGCACACGAACGCGAAAGAAATCACTCCCTTCGCCATAATCCTGCGCCCATTCTGCAATCTGCGTCTTATTGGTAAACCGGCTCTCCCGGCTATCCACCACGGTCACCACATACCGTGAGCGCTGCACCCCGAAGCAGGCCGCATGGAAGGCGCCTGTGGTCCGTGTCGGGTTGCCGAAGAGGAACTGCATCGGCTCTCCGTCGGTCAGACCACCTTCGCTGACCTCGTGGATCTTATCGGGCACGGCCGAGTCTTCGTCGTTGATATAAAAGGACGTGCTATCCGCGGCATGCTGGCCGGCGAAGGCTTCGCTGTTCTCTTCCCGGCAGGACTGGGGAGCGCAGAACCAGCTTTTGGGATACTGCCGGTGATACATCCGGTTGGCCACCACCGCAAACCACGGGGCCGTAATACACAGGCCCGTCCAATGCTGCACTGTCGCCCAGGTCTTCGTCTCAAGCTGGGTGAAGGTATTCGCGGTAATCGTGCCCTTGCAATAGGGGCGGGTAGACATAATCCAATCCACCAGCCACGCCACCATGACGGACTTGCCGATGCCGTGGCCGCTCGAGACCGCCCGGCGGATCGGCTGCACCGGCGTCACGCCGTCGAAGGCTCTCGCCTTGACCTCCCGACCGAGGTCCTCGAGGAAGGCCCGCTGCCACGTATCCGGGCCGTCATGCTGACTCAGGGGGCCAGGTTCGCCCCACGGGTAGGCTTCCAGCACGAAGCGGAGGGGGTCTTCGGCGCAGTCTCGGGCCCACTCGGCAAGCGCGAGCTCGTCGGTGGGGCTAAGCCGTGAGGCGTCGAGCATGGCGCTGCTTCAGGACATCCACGATATTGATAGTAATGTTCAGTTCCTGGGGTTGCTCAAAGGCTTTACCATCGGTGCGGTCGAGCACGTCCTTGGCGGCACCGAGTTGCACGGTGGGGAACTCCTCACGCTTCAGGAGGTTATTGAGGGTCTGGATAGCGAGAGGCTGTAAGGCCATCAGGCGCTCTTTGGCGGCGAGCTTGACCTGCGGGGCCGAGCCGCCGTGCATGCGACAGACAAACCCGCCGGCAATGGCCGGGTTCTGGCACGGTTTCTTGGTATGTTTGCCCTTCGCCGTGCAGCGGGCCGCACCGGGCGCGAGTAAGGTCTTTTGTAAAGGGTGCTCCGTTTCTATCGGCTCATGCACCTTCACGGGTCCGCGGGGAGCGTGCTTAGACACCGGCGTCCGCCATCTGCTTGACGAGTATATCTAAACTTCTGCGGAGCAGGGCGTTCTCCTGCTGGAGACGAGAGACTTCGGCGCGTAACTCGGTTAGTTCATCAGGATAATGCACATTCCCATCCTCATCTATTTCGATGACTTGCTCAGATGGGAGACGTGTGGGGGTGTCGTCAGGGGCGACGGGCGGATCAGTCATCGGACGATCACCTTATACAGGTCCGCTTCTTCTGGGGATAACCGCACCGTATCTAAGACGTGTTCGAGATCGTCAGCGTGTTGGGTCACCAAGCGCAGCCGTTTGCGGGCATCGGCTTTACGTAAGTCGGTGCGCCACTGACGAACTAAGGCGCGAAGTTGTTCCTCTAACCGGCTTCGTGTCGGCGGGGTGTCGTCAGGGGGGCGGGACTCTCGGCTCATGGCTGCTCCTTGGGGCCGTCGGCCTGCGCGAGGGCGGCTAACAGTTTGTCCGCTAGACAGCAATAGCCGCAGCGATGGTCAACGACCTCGATGATCGCGTTATCGCCTACGGATTCCTGCTCGAATCGCTCGCAGCCATCCTGCCGATGCTCCTCGCGGTAGTCTTTCAGTAAATCTTCCAGCGCGGGCAGCGCCACGAAGGCGCGGGCATCGGCTTCCTCCGCAAACTCGGCAATCACGATGATGCCATCGTGGAGAACCAGCCACTGGTCATGATCTTCCAGCACGGTGAGCGGGGCGGGTGTCCTCGGCATCACGCCGTCTCCTCGAGTTGTGGCTTCCACGCATGGGCAATGTGCCGTGATAAGGGCAACGGAATCTTGGCGATGACTGCTGAGGCGGCTTTGCGCTTCACGCTGTTTTTACCGTGCAGACGCCCTGGTGAAATCGTGCCGGCTGCCTTCATGTCGGCATAGCTCCCAAACCAGTCACCGCTGACCTTTGCGCCGCGATCCCATGAACTCTGCTCCCGATGTTTTCCGCTTCCGTTGACGGTGCCGACTGAACCTTTCATGCCTGTGCGTCCAACAATGGGCATCAACCCAGGCACATCGCCCCAGAGATAAAAACTCCCGTAATGCCACCGCGCCCGCCCGACCCACTTCTGCGCCCCGACCACGTTCTCCACCACCAGCGGAATGAACCGGCCCGCGGCCTCTTGTGCTTCCCGCTGAATCCGAAAACACGCCTCAAAGAGGCTGTTATCCGGTGGCGGCAGTGCCTTCGCTCGCTTCCACGGCATCGCCCGATACGAATACGCCTGGCACGGCGGGCTGGCGACAATCAACGCCGCGTCCTTGAACTGCCGCCCGTGAATCGTCAGCACGTCCTGCAGCACGAGCTGCGCGGGATACCGATGCTCGCCATAGACATGCTGTTCACAGTCAAACCCCACCACGTCATAACCTTCTGCGAGTAAGCCGTCGGTCCAGCCGCCTAAGCCACAGAAGAGGTCAATAGCCAACGGCTTCACTCGGCTAACCCCCCTCTATCGGTGCGGACGTGCGAGGGGATGGCCTCGGCAAAGTTGAACACTTCTTGAGACAAGCGTTTTGCCGCTATCTCGCAGTAGTGTTCGCTACGTTCAATCCCAATGCATACTCGTCCGAGTCTCTTGGCCGCGAGAAGCGTCGTTCCAGAGCCACAGAATGGGTCGATCACCACTCCATCGAATGGCGTCACGGTCAGGATTCTGGTCATCAGGTCCCTGGGTATCTGGCACGGGTGCTCGGTCTTTTCGCTGGACACGTTTTTTACCTGTTCCACCTGCCACCAGTCATACAGGCGGGCACGCCTCCCGCTTTCGATGAGTGCCATCACCCGCTTGTCATTGGGATTTTTATAATCCTGTCCATCTCTGGAGAAGTCTGGGTGAATGCCGAACCACGCAACAGACCGCCACTGCTTGGGCGTGTTCGCGTGGTAGACCCATGCCACTATTTCGCTCGGTGAGACACCCAACAGTCGCGCCAGCGGGAACAGGGCTTCCGGGTAATGAATAAAGACAAGAGGCGTCCGAACAACAGCACCAAGGAAATCCCAATAGTCGCCATCAAGCATGGCGTCGTCGTGTTCGTCGTAGTGATAGCCGAGGTTATAG